GCCTCTAACAGTCGATTTAAGTTAATAAAAACATAACCTCTGACGTTATCTTCTTCTTTTTCCAATTCGAACGTTGATAATTCCATTGTAATACTCATCTTTCAGTAAAACCTCACGTTCTACCTGTAGCTTCATCTCATTATATGAGAGTTCCCATTTACTATCACAACTTATAAGTATTTCAAACTTAAATTTATCTTTTCCCAGCTCAACTATGTCCTTATTTAGCTCATTTGATGAAGAAGTGTAAGTTCTCCAATCTGTTTCAACGATTTGATGCCGTTTATTCTTCTTACCCTTAAGAGGTGGTCGTTTACGTACCGATTGGCACTGTTTTTTACCAATATACTTACGTTTATTAGTGAGATTTGTTATCTCGTAAATAAATCCATAAGGAATTACATCTTCTGTAAGCAATCCTTGCCAGTGTCCTAAATCAGCCATTGTTGATCTCGTAACAATTACAATGTTCACATTCTGGACCACACTTACACTCTTTTATCGGCATTCCACAACAAGCATCTGGACACATACCCTCTTCGTCTTCTTCCCCGGTTAAGAATACTCCATCTACACCTTTCTTCTTTTTATCTTTCTTTTTCTTAGATGCGGAACCACTTCTTGTTTGAACACCACCTAACATCTTTGGTTTTCTTGCATCACCAGGCGCATATGTATCTGCTGAGTTAATCTGACTATCTGGATTAAAGATAGTACCGCCTTGCGCCGCTGTTCCAAGAGCTCCACCACCTACAGATATATTTTCTTCAGCTAAATCTTCTGATAACAACTTAAAGAACTGAGATTCAAATTTACCTCTTGATTCTTGCATATTTATATTTATACTAAGTTTGTGGAATTGCTTAAAAAATTTATTGAAGATGTCGGTAAAGATCTTGTACTTGATGATTTCAATCTTAAGGAAGCTCAAATGAGACTACCTGCTCGTAAGCATTTTTGGGTGGCTAGATTGATGGAGGCTAAAATAAAGCGAGGTGAGCTACTTAATAAGAAAAAGACTCTTAAGAAGACTTTAACGAAAGGAGTAATTGAAACTTCACCTGTTAAAATAAGTCAAGCAGCTGCTGAATCAGCAGCTGAACGGCATGATGCCGTGCAGGAACTTACATCAAAGATATATGAATGTAATATGATCATTGAATATCTCGAGAAAGTAGAAAAAGTTATGGGTCAAATGGGATTTGATATTAAGAACATTATAGATGTTCAGAAGATGGAGCAGTTATAGTATGATACACTTTGATTATATAAAGTCATCCGGCAAACTTCATATTAAATGTGATGATTCGTCGTTATACGATCGAATGCGTGAGCATTTTAGCGTGGAAAATGATGGCGCTAGGTTCGCTAGAAGGTTTAATAGGTTTGCTCCTCGTCGTAAGTATGTGATTAGTAACTTAGGCTCATGTGAGCTTGGGTTATACTGGGATATTCGACAGTATCTTATTAAGAATCAGATTAATATACAGGTTAACATAACACCTGCACTTCAGAAAGCTATAGATGTTGGTTTAGATAAGCCGATGCATAAAGATTTTGCTTTTGACTTGCGTGAATATCAAGAAGAAGTTATAGGTAAGGCTATGAGACTTGGTAGAGGTACATGTGTTCTTGGTACAGGTGCTGGTAAGACATTTACAACGGCAGCATTAATAGAAAATTACTTTAGGTATAGTCCAGATAGAGATACATTTAAGTGTATTGTGCTTGTACCTGATCTAGGATTGGTTAAGCAGACTTATGAAGAGTTTGTAAACTGTGGAACAACATACAAATTAACTAAATGGACCGGTAAAACAAAGCCAGACTTTACTGCAAATGTAATTATTGCTAATATAGGCATTATACAGAGTAGGTTTGAAGATAATGATTGGATAAAGCATATAGATTTACTAATAGTAGATGAGTGTCACAAGATAACATCAGGCAATAAGATATCTAAGATAGTAAAGAAGATAAAAACACCTAACAAATATGGATTTACGGGTACTTTACCTGAGAAACAGATAGATAAATGGTCTATTATTGGTAAACTAGGACCGGTTATCTATGAAAAAACGAGTTATGAGCTTAGAATGGAGGATTATCTAGCTAATGTTAACGTTAAGATACTTAATCTTAACTATAAAGACAAAATACGTTATGAAACACAAGATAGATATAGAGAAGAGCTTAACTTTATATACGAATCCTTTGATCGTAACACGTTCTTAAGCAAGTTGGTAGGTAAACTACCAAATAACACTCTGATATTGGTTAATCACATAAAACATGGCGAGGCTTTAATGAATTACCTTAGTACTCTAGAGGATAAACAAGTTTACTTCATTAGAGGTGAGGTAGATGTAGAAGAACGTGATAAAATTAAAGGTATAATGGAAAAGGAACATAATGTTATATGTGTTGCTATTAGTGCTATCTTTTCTACTGGTGTTAACATTAAAAATCTTCATAACATTGTATTTGCCGCAGGTGGTAAGTCGTTTGTACGTACAGTTCAATCAATCGGCCGCGGATTACGTAAGCATCATAGTAAAAACAAGTTAGTTATTATTGATATATGCGACAATCTGCCATATGGTATAAAACACAATGAAAAACGTAAGGAAATCTATGAGTCTGAAAAAATACGCTATACAGAATCAACTGTAAATTTAACTTGACTTATATCATAGATACTTTATAATATATTAAATGTCCAAAGAGAAGAAAGCTGAATATTATATAGAACCTAAAGTCTTTAAAGCGAGTTTAAGGAAGTATTATGACTCTGATATCTTGACGGATGATCTCGCCGAGAATATTAAGAAGATTGCTTACGGTTTAAGTTATAACTCGTCATTTATTAATTATTCATACAAAGATGATATGATTGGTGATGCATTGATTAAGATGTATTCGGCTCTCAAATATAAGAAGTATAAATTTGAGAATAACTCTAACCCATTTTCATATTTTACTACAATAGCTTATCATGCCTTTATTAATCGAATTAAGAAAGAGAAAAAGCATCATGAAGCTATTACATCTTATAAAGAGCAGGTTTACGAAGACTATATGTCCGATCCTAACAATACCCATGGTCATGTTTATGTAAAACCTGTTGATGGTGATGATGATCCCGACGCTTAGAAAGCCTAAAGTAGCTATTATATCCGATCTTCACCTAGGGGTTCATTCTAATAGTACAGAATGGCATAATTATGCCTTAGAGTGGGCTAATTGGTTTAAAGAAGAATGTGTCCGTAATAAGATCGAGGACATTATATTTTGTGGTGACTGGCATCATAATAGAAGTGAAATATCAGTCAATACGTTACAAATATCTGCCGATATATTGGACATCTTATCGGAGTTTAACGTTATTGCAATAACTGGCAATCATGATATCTACTACAAGCATAGAACGGATGTAAATTCCCTTTCTATATTTAAGAATAGAAAAAATGTAACTGTTCTAGAGCAGTATCAGACTTTAGAAGCATACGATCGTATGTTATCATTTTGTCCTTGGAATACAAACGTTAAAAATATCGAAGAGAGTGATATTATATTCGGTCATTTTGAAATTGAGACGTTTAAAATGAATACCTACAAGGTATGTGAGGAGGGTGTAAAGGTAAAAGATCTTTTGAAGAAGTCTAGTTTGATTATATCAGGACACTTCCATACAAGGCATGAAAAGACTTTCGGTTCAGGTACTATTTTATATGTTGGTAATCCCTTTCAAATGGACTTCGGTGATGCTGGTAACCAGAAAGGCTACCATATTCTAGATCTAGATACTTTAGAGTATGAATTTAAACCTAATCATATATCACCCTGCTATAAAAAGATAGCTTTAAGTGAATTGGTAGAGGAAGGTGAAATTACATCTTATGTAATACAGAGTGTTACTAATAACATAGTTAAACTAAAGGTTGATATGAATATATCGCAAGAAGATCTGGACGTACTCCTTGGCGTACTCGTCAAGCTTAAACCCGAAGGTTTAACAGTTGACTATGATATTAACTTTAATCGTTTACTAGAAAATACAGAAGATAAAGAAGACTTATCAGGTATTGATGTAGAGCAAGCTATTGAAGAGTTTGTAAACATGCTTGATATTGACAATAAAAAAGATATAATTGATTATACTCTCGGTCTATATGAAAGAAGTAAACTTTAAAAAGGTAAGTATAATAAATTTTCTATCTGTAGGTGAAGACCCTGTAACAGTAGAGTTTACAAAAGGTTTACATGTTATTACAGGTACAAATCGTGATAAACCGGATCGTCGAAATGCTATTGGTAAGAGTACAGTAGCTGATTCTATTTATTTTGCTATATTCGGTGATACATTACGCGAACTTAAAAAAGATCTTATACCTAATAACATTACTGGAGGTAGAACCCATGTAGAATTGGATTTTGAAATTAAGTCAACTAAGGGTGTTAGTAATTATAAAATAGTTAGACATCTTAACCCATCAAAGGTCTTTGTATTTAAAGAAGGTGTTGATAAGACCCGTGATAGTATATCTAATACAAACAAATATATTAGTCAAGTAACCAGCGCCACACCTTCGATCTTTCAGAACTGTGTTATTATGACAGTTAACAACGCGATACCATTTATGGCAAAAAATAAAATTGAGAAGCGTAAGTTTATCGAAGATATTTTTGGTATGGAAGTGTTTGGTCAAATGTTATCACACCTAAGAAGTGAATATAACGATATAAAGCGTGAACATGATACAGAGTTTACCCGACTAGAAGAAGTAAGTAAGAGTTGTAATAACTATAAAGATCAGCGTACTAAAATTTTAGAACGTCGTAAGGAAAAACATGCGTTATATCTTGAACGTAAAGGATCAAATGAATCTGAACTGAGTAATCTTAAAACTCAGACAGTTTCTGTAGATGAAAAGAATATAGATAATGTTAGAGATAATATAAAAGAGTATGAGGGTAAACTAAATATTTGTGACGAAAAAATAAACGGTCTTATTGAGAATATAAGCACTAAAAAAGCAGAAGTAACTCATACAAAAACAACATATGCAAAGATTGGTACATCAAATGAAAAGTGTCCTGTTTGTCTTCGAAGTATTGAAGAACATGATACTGAATATATCGAAATCGAAAGAAAAGCCCTCAAAGAAGAGATTGAGGCGATGGTTGGAGATATAAAAGCTATACAAGAAAAGCTAACTAAAGCTAAGAATATTAAGTTACGGGTTAACCAGGCTATAGCCGGTAGTAACAAAGAGTTGTCCCAGATTAAACTAGATTTACAAGCACAAGAAAATATTAAGTTAAGGATTGGTCAGCTTACCAAGTGGCAAGAAGAGTTGGGTGAAGATATTAAGTCAGTAAACATTACAGAAACTGACATAGATGTAATAATAAAAAGTACAAATAAAGATTTAGAGTCTCTACAGGTAAAAGTAAAGGAACTACGTGAGCGTTTAGCCAAGTTAGATATTGTTAAGTATGTTGTATCAGAAGAAGGTGTTAAGTCGTACATCGTTAATAAGTTACTAGAGTTACTTAACAATAAATTGCTGCAGTATTTACGTAGACTAGATTCAAACTCTATATGTATCTTTAACGAATACTTTGAAGAAGAGATTCTTAATGAAAAGAATAAAGTGTGTTCTTACTTTAATTTTTCTGGAGCAGAAAGAAAGTCTATTGATCTAGCCTGCTTGTTTACCTTCGCAGATATAAGACGTATGCAAGGAGGTGTTAAGTATAATATTGCTATATATGATGAGCTTTTTGATTCATCTTTTGATGAAAAAGGTATCGAGCTTATTACACAAATATTACAAGACCGGGTTGAAGAACTTGATGAATGCTCAATAGTTATATCACATAGAAAAGAATCTATTAAAGCGGTTACAGGTGAAGTCATTTGGCTTGAGAAAGAAAATGGTATAACTCATCGGATTGATTATACTGAAATTTAAACTAATTATATAAGAATGATTAATTCATCACCATTCCCACAATCACCGTTTGTGTCCCCATTTCCACAATCACCACAAATACCTGTAAAAAAGCCTCAACCAAGAGAGGCTGGCATGCCAAGATATCTTAATTATCTAGCGGATTTATCTGGTTGTGGTCATTGGCGTATTTTATGGCCAGAGCAAGTTATAAATGCTACAGGTGTTGGTATATCCCACTCTTTAACAGCGATGGTATCTGATCCTCGTTTTTATAAGGACCTTAAAGCAGTTAAATTACAAAGACAAGCTTCATCCGCACAATTACAATTTTTAAAGTTCCTTAAACAAATACAACAAGAGGCTGGTTTTAAAATTATTTATGAGGTTGATGATGTAGTGTTTAAAGAAGATATACCTGATTATAATAAATTTAAGTTTGCTTTTGATACAGAGGAAATAAGATCTAATTGTATCGAGATGATCAATTTAGTTGATGAAGTTACAGTTACTTGTCCATATATGAGAGACTTATATAAGAAGCGGACTGGTCAAGATAAAATAAGTGTTATACCTAATTTTGTACCAGACTTTTGGTTGGGTAATAAATTCAATGGCCGTAAAGTTGTTCAATCTTTTGATATAAATAAAAAGAAACCGCGTATATTGTATACAGGTTCTGGCGCTCATTATGATGTTGATAATAAGGTTGGAGGCAAAGATGACTTTGAAGGTGTAAGAGACTATGTACGTGCGACTGTTGATAAATATCAATGGATTTTTGTAGGAGCGTATCCACCCCAGCTAGCTGATTTAGTTACTAGTGGTAAGATAGAATTTTATAGATGGCAAAACTTATTACAGTACCCTCAATTTATTGCGAACCTTAATGCGCAGTTAATGATAGCACCGTTACAGAATAATAGCTTTAATAAAGCCAAATCAGATATTAAATTTATTGAAGCATGTAATTTAGGCATACCGTGTTTGTGTCAAGATATGGAAACATATTATACTGCACCATCTAGTCTGAAGTTCGGTTCAGTACAAGAGCTCTCTGATAAAGTTGACTCGATCTTAGATTGGAAGAACCGTTCTAAATATTATAAGAGCGTTTATACATTAAGAGATATTGGTGCAAAGCGTATTCTGGAATTAGAGCCAAATATTGGCTCTCATTTAGAAGCACTAAACACGAAATTTGGTGACTCAAATAGAAAATATATACCGTTGTGGCAATAAGGAACTATGCTATAATAATGACGTAGATGTCATATAGAAACGTAATATACAATAACCGTGAGAGTGTAATTACTCTCTTTACGTGGGATGAAGATGGTAATCGTATTTCGTATAACTCATCGTTCGAACCTTACCTTTATACAGAGGACCCTCGAGGTGATAAGACGTCAATTTTCGGTACTAAACTTAAGAAGAAGCAGTTTAGCAACTCATATAACCGAAGCAGGTTCTTAACTGATTCAGGAGTTAAAAGAGTCTTTGAGAATACGCCTGTATCACAGCAATACTTGCTTGATATGTTTTGGCAAGAGAATGAAAATCCAGAGTTTAGTAAACAACCTCTTAAGTGTTGTTTTTTAGATATTGAGACCTTTTCTGTTGATTCATTTCCGGATATAGATGACCCTACTCATACAGTAAACGTTATAACTTGTTACGATAACTTTAGTAAGAAGTTTCACACGTTTGGGTTAAAGCCCTATACAGGGGCCGGCCGTGATGATCTTATATATGTACATTGTGATAGCGAGCGCGAGCTCTTTATTAAGTTCCTAGAATACCTTGAAGCTGATTATCCGGATATTTTGTCTGGTTGGAACAGTGAAGGTTTTGATATTCCATATATCGTTAACCGAATGGAGCGTATTTTAGGTAACGAATATGTAAAACGTATGTCCCCTGTAGGTAACGTATTCTTCCGAATGATGCGAGGTCAGTTTGGACAAGAAAAAAAGCGTTATTATATTGACGGTATTGCATGCTTAGACTTTCTGGATATTTATAGACGCTTTTGCTTGAAGTTACGTGAGTCATATAAACTCGATGCTATCGGCGAACTAGAGCTTGGTGAGAATAAAGTAGATTACGGGGGTATGAGTCTCGCGCAACTATCTGAAGAGGATTGGGATACGTTTATTGATTATAACATTCAAGATGTTAACCTGCTAGTTAGGTTGGAAGAGAAACTTCAGTATATGCCTCTATTGCGTATGCTATCATATGTTGGGTTAACTACGCTTGAAGGTGCTATGGGCACTATTCAAGTGATTAACGGTGCGCTTTGTATACGAGCTCGAAAACGTGGTGAGATTATTTCTACGTTTGTAAGAGCAGAAGTAGAGGGTAAGAATCCAGGTGCTTATGTTGCAGAACCGAAGTCTGGTTTTAAAGAACATATTGTATCGTTCGACGCGAACTCACTATATCCGAACGTTATGATATCGCTCAATACGTCACCGGAAACTAAGATAGGTAAAATAGATACCTTACAAGATAAAGTTGTTATACAGCATGTTTCTGGTAAGCAGTTTAGTTTAGATAGACCTGCATTTGCAAAGTTCCTTAAAGATGAAGATTGCGCACTATCTAAAGCAGGTATATTATTCTCACAAAAGAAAAAAGGTATCATACCAGAGTTCTTAGAGTATTATATTAACAAGCGAGTAGTTATTAAGAAGAAGCTATTCAAGTGTAAGCAGAAACTTAAGAAGGATCCTAATAATACTGAGCTTAAGTATGAAGTTGAGCGACTTAATACTGAGCAGATGGTTATCAAGATTTTGATCAACTCGTGCTACGGTTATATGGGTAACAAACGCGCGCCTATTGGTGATGATGACATTGCAGCCTCAGTAACGTTAACTGGTCAAGCAGTTATTAAGTACTCTAATGAACTTATTAAAGAGTATATTAAGGGCAGGTTACCTGATATATCAAACTATGATCTAGATCAATGTATTATTTATAATGATACAGACAGCTCGTATGCCTCTATCGCACCGCTAGTTAAAAACGATCTTGTTAAGTTCTGGGATGGTGAAGATATACATCAAGAGACATATGACGAGATTCAAAATATTGAAGACTTTCTAAACGAAGGTATTAATAACTGGGCAAGAAAAGCTCTACTAACTAAAGATAGCCGCTTTATATTCAAGCGTGAATGTATTGCAGATATAGGAGTGTTCTTGCAGAAGAAGCGATACGTGATGCATATTCTAGATGATGAGGGTATTAAAGAAAATAAGTTTAAGTATACAGGCGTGGAGGTTGTACGTACAACCATGCCTAATGCAATCAAACCGTATGCAAAGAAGATCATCGAGACCATGCTGACAACGCAGTCTCTTAAGGAGACCAATGCTGTCTTGAACGAGACATATGATACATTTAAGTCGTTAGGTCCAGAAGAATTAGCTTTCGTTATGGGAGTACGTGGATATGAAAAGCATGCAGTTAAGTGTCGCGGATTTGAGACTAGTAAAGGTATGCCTATTCATGCTAAGTCCGCTTATTACTACAATATGATGCTAGAGAAACTAAATACTGGAAATAAGTATGAAGACATCAGCTCAGGAGACAAAGTCCGTTACATGTACGTTGAGCAGCCTAATAAGTTTGGGTTGGGTACTATTGGCTTTAAGTATGATTATCCTGTGGAATTTGCTGATATTTTTAAGCCGGACTATGAAAAGATGTTCGAGAAAATTCTGTTCCAGTCTATTCAACGGTTTTATGATAATGTTAACTGGACTATACGTAAACCATCTGATAATGTTCAGGTAGAGCTATTTGATTTATTTGCATAAGGGTATAAGTAGTATCATGGCAGAAACAAGTTACTTAGATAGACCAGCAGATGATGGTACTCAAAAAGCTCACCCAGCATACTGGCGAGGTCGAGCACGTGGAACAGCAGAAATTTTAAGGATTGTTAAGAGAGTCGCAGAGGGTAATGACCCAGGAGACGGTGCGATTAACTCCCCTGTTATCGAAGCCGCTCGACGTATTCTTATTACATATAGAGAAACACTTATACACGCGTCAGATAAGTCTACATACTTGTCTAAGCATGCACAAGAAGCAATTCAAGAGTGTGAAGAGTTAGCTAAAAAGATTACTATTTAGTTTTCCCTTCTTTCTTCTGGCTGGTAGTGCTTTATACGATCATGCCAAATAGGTGAGGCCAGCAATATTGCTGGTCTTATTTTTTCTTCTTTTGTTAACTGGTATATATGTGACATCCAAGTTTGTTCAAATGGATGAGCCCACTTAGTATCAATAAACATCTTTCTATTACCTTCTTTACTGACTATCATAGGCCAGTTCGCGTAGTAAACTTCACCGCTTATAAACGATAAATCATCTTTAGTGTATATATGATTAAATTTCGTTCTAGGACAATTAAGATCAAGTCCAGTTATAGGTAGTTTATCATAATCAGGCCAATCCCTTGTACGGATATTTTGCGGTACATTATACCATGAACATTGCTTATCATTATCAAAGTATACTTCAGTAAAGGAGAGCTTTAAAAAGTCGAAATCTTTCTCTAACATTATTTTATGTACTGTGTTGTAAAGATTAGGTATGTATTTTCTAAACCCATTTCTACAAAATTGACCTTCTAGTTCTGGTGGGTTAGATGTCATATCATCCTCGAAGAAAAACATAAAGTCTGCATCTGAGTTATTAAAATGATCTGCCGCGGCCTGCCTACCCCTGCATATACCGGTATTACCGCCTAAGTCAATATATGTAAAGTTATACTCTCTTGCTATTTCTTGATTTTTAATTTTGGCAGTATTATCGGTGGAATTATCGAGTAAAAATAAATTAGGAATGGTTAGCCACTCTGGTGTCTTTTTCATCGACTCTATTGTGTGAAGTACTTGCTCTGGAAAATTAAACGTCAACATGTAAAGATTAGTTTTAACTTCTTTATAGTTTACTTCATCAACTTGTTGTACAATAGACGCTGAAGCCTTACTTAATGTTACGTTATTTTCTTTTATAGCTTGAGTAAACTTACCAATAAGACCATTCGCATCTAGTTCAAATCGTCTATAAATGTTTGGCTCCATATACGACATTAACGTAAATACACTTTCTTCTGTACCCATTAAGTCTTGTGCTAGTGTATGATCAAGTAGTGAGTAGTATGTTGCATTAGCGTTATTAATAGCTTGTTTTTTACCACCAAATATTCCCCCTCTACAAACATATTTAACCTCATTCTCAGCTATTCTATTCATAGCCTCATAATTAAACCCATGTATCTCTTTATCTGCAATATATGGGTAACTTAAAAACAGAAAGGGCTCGCTATATTCAGATAGCTTATCTAATAGATTATCATCTGCTACATGCCCATGAGGTACTGTATTTGTTATACCAGCATCAACCCAGAAATGATATTCCGTATCAAATGGATTCATAATAGAAGCATCATTAAGCATAAACATTTTAGATTGTACAATAGGATTATACATCTCTAAAACCGCTTGAGGGGAATCCTTTAACCAACCCGTACTATCTAACCACTCCCCACTCTGCCTTATTTGCCGCGTCCTATCCCAAAAAGGCTCATATAATTTTTTGACATCTTCAAGTTCATAAACACGCACATAAGTATTATCAGGTGATCGTTTTTCCCATACCAAATATTCATACTCTTTAGGTATGTAAATAAATAAATTTTGAGGTATATCTAGAAACCGTTTAAACGCTTCTATATAGTGATTAAAATCTCTACCAGGTCTATTAATATTCCATAACCCAGTTACTATTGTTTGATTATTCATGTTAATTCTTTTTACGACACAACCAAACAACAGCGGTAAATTCATCTGCCATATATGGTATTAAGTTATTATTATTACATGCATCAGCTACATCGTTATCAAAAATCTCACACCAGTTCCATATTTTATTTTTATTATACGATTCAAAATACTCCACAGTTGGCGCATAATCATGAGCCATAATTATATCCCCTGGCTTTAAAAATTTTGATAATATATTGAATTCATTTATTTTACAACCTCCGTCGCAAAGTACAATTATCGGACCCTCTTCAGCAATATAATCAATTACCTCTTGACCGTTTACATCACATAAGTCTGAGTACGGTTGATTAAACAGGTTTTTAAGTCGGAAATCATAATTTAAATTACTATTAAAGAGTATTGTTCTATCATGATCAGGATTAGTATCATACGATCGAAGATCACAATCAGTTAACCCTAAATCATCTAGTATATCACGTAACATTAAAGTAAGACCACCACTTGAAGTTCCTATTTCTAGCACACGTCGAGGTTTAATTGTATTAAACAACTCTTTAAATGGTACGTTAATAGCTGGTACCTGCATAGTTGTTACTCCCTTGTAACCAAACCAACCGCTAATTTCGTTATTATGTATGTTATCGTCAATCATTAATTTATATCTCTTAAGTTAAGGCTAAAGCTAGAATTATCGTGTATAATATATGGGTGAGTTTTAAATTTAGTTATTACTTTACCATTAATACTATTGTAATATGTATCATCTAATAAGGCTGTGGAAAATGTATACGTACAGTCCTGATCTTTATTTAAAGAATCTATATGTAAATTATAGTATTGCCATACCCCCTGATCATCCCTAAAATCTAATTTCGTGCTAAATAGTAATGCTTCTAATTTAGTTAGGTAATTATACATAACTTCCGTTTTTGATATTATACTACCCGAATTTATAAAAGTAAATTCACTTTCTTTAACATCATAATCTACCCATGTATTAATAACATCAATAGTTGGCCACGCTGTTTTCTCTGTTGAAATTATAAAATCTTCTCCTGAATTTATAAATTTAACCATCATTTCGCAGAAAGATCTATGAAAGCTTAAATCTGTATAATCTACATGGCAGAGATATTCATACTTATTAAGTATATTATTTTTTATAAACTCCTTAAGCATTATAATTTTGCCATGTATTAAATCTGCGCGACCTGAGCATCCAACATTTAAGTGATCTGTATGCCATGGGTCAAAAGTATTAGAGAAATTTAAATATATATCATTTACATCACCATCGTAGTTTAATTTGGTTTTAATTTCTTGAAGTGAGGGTTTGTCGATTTCCCACCCGTAAAACGTTGAAAGTAAGCAATATTTTTTCATACGTATATGTTATAATTTTTAGGATATACATTCCAGAGAGGCATTTCATTTACGAAGTTAGGTGAAAAAAATTGACAAGCAATAGGTGATATATGTATATTGATATCATATTTATCTACATATAAAGCCATTGCAAATCCAGTGCTGGGTCCGGTATCTCTACCACATAACTCATGCTCCTTTACTATAATTTTATTTAGTTTTAATAAATTATCCAAATACTCAAACAATTTTAAACTCCGCTTAAAAATCATAGCATTTTCTAAAGGTAAGTGTGGGTTAGATTCTTTTATAGATTTATTGTAATTAGGTAAATCATTACGTAAAAATTTTATTACAGAATCAAACCCATAATTATAATAACGCATACCAGTCTCACGATGCTCATTTGGATTAACAGGTCTTAAATGCCACTCCGCGTTTGTTTTTTCACCTAAATCCCATGAACATAAAACATCAAAACTAATACTATCTAATAACGTTAAAAATGATTGTTTGTTAAATTTTTCCGGCCTGTAATTTACAAATCGACTATCTGCATCTAAACTATAAACATACTCTGCATCTGTATGATTAAAAGCATACTTTACTATTACATGTTTATCAAAATCTGACCACTTCTTTTTACACTCAACTAGTTGTACATTATCATATCTTAAATAATCTAAGTCTATAGATAAATCAGTCAAAACAAAAACTGGTAGATCTAAATTTCTTAAATCATTTAATAGATGCAAAAGATCACCTCTTATTTTTTCACCTTTAGCAGTTATAGTAAATACTATTTTACTTTTCATTTGAAATTAAATTAAAGTTTTCTATAAAACGTGGTGAGCCATAATCGAAACCGTTGTCATGTATAAAGCAAGGTAGTTCTTCTTTCTTAAAGTGTTCAATATTTCTATTAAAGGTAGATAAGAATATATTACTATTTTCATCTAAAACTATTTCTGGATTATGTTTTAATAAATAGTGGTAAGTGTATACTCCCTGATCACCGCCAAAAGATTTTAAATCTTTAACTAAAATATTATCAATAACGCTATCTAGTAATTTTATATAATTTTCGGTAGAAGATACAAATAACCCTGCATTTAAAAATATTTTGTTATTTATTTGATTCTGTTGCCATTGTGCTTCATCTCCCCAATCACCTAATGAACTAGGGTATTGACTAATTTCTCGCGAGAACATAATACCGTCTTCCGTTGGTTTAATATTATCAATACAATATAAACATGCAGTATCAGTTGCATCACAAAAAATTATATCATCATGTACGTTGTTTTTAACAAAGTCCTTCATTAAAAAAATCTTATATAAGATATATTCATACTGATAGTCAAACCGCTGTTTAAATTCCTGTTCTAGTGTATCAAATTGTTTACGATTATAGTGTATATGTATGAAGTCATCCGCTTTATTGTTTTTTATAAATGATTTCCATAAAGTAGTAGATGTTATATCAAACTTATCCTCGTAAGACCATGTTGTTGTAAGTATTTTCATTTTTCAATATTGTATGGTAAAGCTAACCACTCATCGAGTGATGTTTCTACATGAGTTATGTCTGATGTATCGTTAACTTGAGTTGTAAGTGGTTCTTTATAACATAACGCTCGATACTTTGGTTTATATTTATCTAATGGCTGATCTAAATTATAAAATCCAGTTGGTATAGCATCTCTAACTAACTCCTTACTATATGCATATAAACATAAAACTTCATCGATACCTGCATGATGAACATCAAATATATCTACATATTGCTTATCTAACGTTGAAAATGCTGCAACTAATGATTCAGCGAAATTTTTAGATATAATATACGATTGCGCGTAATTAATTGATGATACCTGACAGCAGTTATTACCAATATACCTTACCGGCTTTCTGTTATGGCCACCAAGCCAAAATATATCCCACTCTGTATTTAAAATATCTGCACATATTTGTTGACTATTTTCTTTAAACGTTTTTAAAAACTTACAATCATCCTCAAAAACCACCATAGTATCTTGACCAGTCTCAAGAAATTCTTTATAGAGATCAAACGTGGTTTCAATTAAACCACTAACACCCCCATAGTTACTATCCTTAGCAGATTTTCGATTAACACCGGTTACACCTGTATTTAGTAATTGATTCTTAAAATAATCGTTTCTATCTTTCCTCTTATTTAAATTTATATATCTGCCTATATCAGCTAATTTATTATTACTTACCTTTATACTCATAAACTAAATTCTACCCTTTCTGCCCAGCCCTTTGTTTTCGAAAAACCCCAATATACAACTTTAACTGGCTTATTAGGTGTGCAAAACATCTCTTCATAGTGAATAGTGCTACCCTGTAAAAACTGTACTAATCTATCATCAGCAATGTATGTTTGATGTATACCTTTACCTTCTATATCATCAAAAGAAACTAAAATATGCTCGTAATCCTTACCAGGTAAAATATCAGGTGTTATATTTACTAAATGATAATAAGAATTTTTCCACGGACTATCTTTAGGATTAGGTGGAAGGTTGTTGTCAATAGTATGCTGTTGAAATGCGCGATTTTTAAAATTTATACCCGAGTAAACTTCATAATCGCGAAGTGTTCTTTTTGTACCAAGACCATAATCACCTAAATTATGCCCATTATCCTCTACACCTAACAACTGCCTTATTCTTGAACGTGCTACATCATTACCCTTCCACCACTGATCATCGCCCCTCTTGTGTTGATCATCCCAAACTAGCATTCCACTTCGTTCTTCTCTCATAGTAGCATGCCATATAACCACTTTATGTGGATGAAATAGATCATAACCGTAAGTAAAAGATCTAACCGAAAGATTTAGTTCTTCCCCCGCAAAGAAAATATTTGGATCGTGTCTAACCTCCTTCGCCCACTTATTAGTTCCGAAAGCGAAATGACCGCTTAAGAATCTTGCAGGTATAGGTGATTTAAGATCTTGCCAATTGGGTATACCACCAGGTCTAATAAAGATAGTCCCGAAAGGGTAGAAGCAACCAGCCAAAGACATCCAAGGTTCCTTCACTCGTTCTTCAGGATCATTATATGGGTTATACATAGGTGAATAACCACCTATAATTGGGTTATACCCTTCGTTAACTAATTCATCATGCCAAGATATTAAAGTACTATCCCAGTTTTTACTAAATCTATGATGAGAGTCTAATTGACACACATAATCTTCATCAGTAAGTAACTTATCATTAATTAAGGTTCGAGCGTATGGTAGACCTTTAGCTTTTGTATAGTGTATTTTTTTTATCTTAAAGCGCTTATCTTTCTCATATTCAGATAAATCATCAAAACCATCATCTGGATTATATTGCAAGCAAATACCGAAGTGTATTCTTTCTGGAAACTCTGCATTGTTTAAAGCATCCTTTATTGTCGGTATTAACTCAGGATCTCTATAAGCGGGTAGGTGAAGTAAAATCGTTCTTTTATCCATTATTAATAATTCCTTCTATTCTATCTAGCCAACCATTCTTTTTAGACTGTGGCCATACGATCCATTTATAAGGTAACTCCTTTGTTGTAAACTCACGCCAAATTTGATAAGCGTCAGTCTCACTATTATATGAATTTTTAATCTCTGTATCAGTTACGTCTTTTCTGTACATTTCATTACCATCCTCATCTTCAAAAGCTAAAGCCCAGAACACAAAATCTTCCTCACCGTTAAGACTGCTTTTATTTACATCAACACAAAACTTAAACATGTTCAAGAAAGACTCATCATAACCTTTTTTGATTATAGGGTTGGGCGGGTAAAAATTATCATGGGTATATTGCTGAACACCCTTATCGCTAAAGCGGATTCCAGCATATCTCTCATAGTCATCTAAGGATCTTACTTCACCTAAACCATAACCACCAATTTCATTAGGTTGCAACTCTTCTCCGTTAATACCTAATAGCTTCCGTACACGCGCATAGGACTTTTTGTTTAGTTTTACCCACTGTTTATGGTCATCCCAGTGTTTTGAACTTCCGCTTCTGTGGTAATGGTGCCACATAATAGGTTTATGCATGTGAAATAAATCATAACCATGTGTAAATGCTCTAACAGCGATAGTTATCTCCTCACCATGAAAATATAATTTAGGATCGTGCTGTACTTCTTTTGAAAACTTACCTAAAGTAAAGCAGAAGTGGCCAGAATAGAATCTTGCACGTACTGGTCCAGTGTGATCTTTCCAATCAGGTATAGTTTCAGGTATAGTGTGTAATGGACCTTCTGGAGCGAAGCGTTGATATCTTAATCTCCACGGCTCGTCAAGCTTTTCTTCTGTTTCTGGATCATAAGATGGTAAGTATCCTGTAAGTAAAGGCTTTTTAACACCAGATAACTGTAAAGAGTAGAATGTATTCTTAAGAATAGTATCCCAACCTTCTACAAACCTATGATGTGAGTCTATTTGTAACGTAAAATCCTCCTTCTTGTATTCTTGCTGTATTAAATTACGAGCCCAACACGCTCCTTTGGATTTTGCAGCGTCTAAATCAATAATAGTAAACCTATCATCAAGTAAGTATTCATCTAGTTGATCCCATTCATCTTTTTTACTATGTTGCCAAGCAATACAGATACGTAAGGTATCTGACTCGTCAGCTTTATCTAACATATCTTTAAGAGTAGGTAAAAGTTCCTTATCTCTATACGCTGCTATTTGAACAAACACTGTCTTACCTTTATAAGGACTCATATACGTTAATTAGTTCAAAAAAATAAAAAAACAATAGTTGAAAACCAAAAAAAATCAGCTAATATATACATATGTCAGATATTATTACAATTAACGATCATATTGGTAGGACAGTTGTTGGAAAGTCGGTTGAAGAGACAGATACCACAGTTACTATTAATAACCCGGTCATTATTCATACACAACCTAATGCCGAAAATGGTCAACTACAGGTTCAATCGTTTCCATATATCTTTATGGAGTTCTTAACAGATAAAGAAAAGAACAATTGGACGTTTACTAAATCATCTATTGTACTCTCAGATGTCGATCTCGATGATCGTATTATTCAACAGTATAATAACATTAACAACCCACAACCACCTGTAACACAATCAGATGCCGCCGGTGAGCCGAACGTAGTTAAATTGTTTGACGATTAAATTAAGTTAGAATGACTCAAACCTCCAGGGATTATTCTCTGGAGGTTTTGTTATCTTAGTATATAATAAATTTATGGAAAAAGACGTTAAAAAAGCTCTCGATGATATCGATAGTATAAATCCGTTTGCAACCTATCTATCAGATAGTACATTAAGCCGTGTCGGTGGTTGGATCGATACCGGTTCTTATGTTCTCAATGCAATTGTATCAGGCTCTATTCATGGTGGTATACCAAAAGGCCGAGTTACTATGTTAGCTGGTGAATCAATGACAGGTAAGTCGTTATTTGTAATGAAAATACTAGCAGCTGCTCAGAAAGAAGGTCTTATTCCTGTTATATTCGATACTGAAAATGCTATCGACCCTGAAGGAGCTGAAAGACTTGGGCTTGATGTTAAGAATGTCAAATATGTACCTTGTATAAGTATTGAACAAACACGTAATGCGTTGTATAAGTTCCTTACTTCAGTTAAAGAAAAGGGACTTGAAGGTAAATTTATCATAGCCATTGATTCACTTGGTAATTTGCAATCAGAACTATCTCTAGCACGTATGGGTAAGGATAGCACTTCAACAGATATGGGTACTAATGCTCGTGCTATGAAGTCTCTTATGCAGACTTGTACTAATCTAGGCGCAGTTACCCAGACTACTATTCTTTGTACTAATCACGTGTATGATAACCCAGCAGCGTTGTTTCCTTCTATTGAGAAGAACATGCCAGGTGGTAAATCATGTGTATATCTTCCATCTGTTACTATTCAACTAGCGCGTAAACCAGTTAAGTCAGACGGTGGTAAGACTATGGATGGTGAAACTGCTGTAGCTCAGAAAAACTATGCAGGTATTATCATTAGAGCTCTTACTCGTAAAAATAGATTCATTAAACAGTATCTAGAAGGTGAAATGTACCTATCATTTGCATCAGGACTAGACAGATACTATGGTATGATCGATTTAGCTGTTGGAGTTGGTGCTGTTATTAGTACAGGTGCAACATATCAGCTACCAAACGGTAAGAAATTAGGGTATTATAAGAACTGGCGTAAGGATAAGGAACTTTGGGAGAATATTATTCTACCAGTTGTAGAAGATCGTATCGGTAAAGTGTGGTCTTACTCTAATGAAGAAGATGAAGAACTACCAGATGAAGTTGAAGAGGTTAAAGCAAAACCAAAACCGTTATCAGACCTTATTTCAGATGAGAACTAGTACTAAAATTATAATTGCATTGTTAGTATTGAATACTATAATTCATACTGCAGAGATTATTATAGATTTACAACAAGCAGGTTATATAGAATGGATAAAAAGTTAGTATTATCAATAAGTGGTGGTATGGATAGTGTTGTGCTATTGCATATGGCTGCTGATAGGGGGTTTAAGGAAATTTACCTTATATCCTATAACTATGGTCAACGTCATGTACGTGAGCTTGACTGTGTAAAGCATCAGATTGATGCGATGAAGAGTAAGTTTCCTGATATAGTAGTAGATCACTATACTGCTGATGTTCGATTTATTCAACACCTTGCACCTACATCGTCACTTACTAATACCGATATCGATAACCCTGATATCAGTAAAATGGCAGGTGATGCTCAGCCAGTTAGCTATGTGCCATTCCGTAATCAATTGTTTAATACAATAGGATGTGCATATGCAGAGTCTAAAGGTGCTGATACAGTATGGTATGGAGCAGCGGAGGTAGATTCATTAGCAGGTTATTGGGATGGTAGTGTTGAGTTTGTTGACTCAATGAATGCTCTAATCGCCCTTAATAGAGAGAACCGTATTCAAATAGAAGCACCGCTACTTATTATGAGTAAAGAGGCTATCGTTGAAGAAGGTATAAGGTTAGGTGTAGACTTTAGTAAGACATGGACTTGTTACTCTAACCGTAAGGATGGTCTAGCTGATGCTACTACACCTTCATCTAGTATGAGGGTAAAAGGCTTTATTGATGCAGGTTATCAAGATCCAATTCAATACGTTCAGCAATCTAAGTTAAATGAAGTCTATATGGCTAAAGGCTGTAAGAAGATTTAAACTACAGCGGCAATAAAAAGAGGCGTCATATATGATGCCTCTTTTTTATGTATATTATCTATGTATATTAAAGACCGTAACGACGTAGCTCAGCTAGCTGATGACTTGTCTTTGGCTTATAACGCTCTCTAAAGCTTTGTGACTGGTTAGAAGATTTTTTATTTTGCGAACCGTTGCGCGTATCTTTACTAACTTGCTCTGTTAAGTACATACTAGTTGAGTTTGTAGTTACATTTAGATGGCGTTGATTTTCGAAGTTCTCAGTGACTGTCTCATAATCTTCTATATGCTCAGAATCCTCACGAGCTTCAAATTTAGACTGTGTCTCATAATATTTTTGCAAAGAGTAGGCAATTTCTGCTCTTTCTTGATCACCGTCTTTACCGTACTGGTTATACATATCTTCACATGCTTTAG